GTTAATATATATATTAACATACTTATGTAACTCATGTTATACAAGACATGAGTAACACGAGGATGTCATGGATTACACAATAGCAGCAATTTCTTGGGGCATCTTAGTGTCCATCATTATTCCAGCATCTGGATACTGGATCAGCACAAAGTCCGATGAAATCAAACGCCTTGAAATCCTCCTCAACAAAACAAGAGAAGACTACATCAAACGCAGTGAACATAGCGGTGAACTAGACAGAGTTACAGAACACCTCATCCGTCTAGAAACCAAGCTAGACCGACTGAGCGAAAAAATCACATATGGCAAAGCGCAGTAACTTCCAAAGACTTGAACGAGACTATTACCCAACGCCCCTCGCAGCGGTAAAACCCCTCATCCCACACCTCCCTCAACATGGCACATACATAGAACCCTGCGCTGGAGATAACCGTCTCGTGCAGCACATCTCAGTCCTCACAGAGGACAAAATGAAATGCCTCTTCTCATGCGACATCGAACCCCAAAACACCGATGTCATCCGCATGAACGCAATGGACTTCCCAGAAAACATCGCCGCACAATACTTCATAACAAACCCACCTTGGGACAGACAAATCCTCCATCCCCTCATAAACTACCTCAGAAACCAACGACCAACATGGCTCCTCTTCGACGCAGACTGGGCACATACAAAACAATCCAGCGACTATATGCCATACTGCATAAAAATAATATCCATAGGCCGCGTTAGATGGATCGAAGGCTCAAAAATGTCAGGCAAAGATAACTGCGCTTGGTATCTCTTCGACAAAAACCCCGTAGGACAAACATCCTTCTACGGCAGGTGAAATGCTAATCCTGAAAATAATATAATTTTTGGCACCAATGAACCTAAACATGTTCAATGAAATTTATATATTGCAATGATATATTAGTTGCAGTGTATTAGTTTAGAGGGGGGTGGTCATAATCGTTTGAGTGGCACATCATGTTAGGATATGGGGCGG